AGAAAGAAGTTGCGTTCTAACGCATCCAAATACCTCAAGGTATAGAACTATACCCTTTAGCGTATAAAGTCTCTTAAAACGCCTCTAATGTATCTTAAAGCGTATAATTACTCGGTGAGTTTATCCACCCAACGCTTCACGATGTAGCCACCCACCAAAATAAGCATAAGCAAAACTGCTCCTCCCTCAAGAGTCCATCCCCTCTGCTTCTTCTCCTTTGTGAGAATCTTGGTCTGCGTTACGCGGATGGTATCGGGCAAGCACGTTGCCTCAACGTACACCTTTCGGTCTATGTACTGAAGCTGAAGCCTTACCTTGTCTTGGTAGATGGTCGTGTCCTTGTAGAGTTCCAGAGTGTCGGTCAGGTACTTTGTCTTGGTGACAATTACCGTATCCCTTACAACCACACTCTGAAGGACGGGTTTCACAGTAGCGCAACTGCTAAGAGCCGCAAGAGTCGCAGTCAGCAGGATTGTCCACATTGCAAGTCGGTTGGGGTTTAGTTTCAAGTTCATTTAGCCAGTTATCAAAAGGTGAGGTATTTGGTTTTGCCATTGTGCTTTACTGCTTTTAGGATTTGTTTTCGGTTCTTGCTACTTGAGTAACTAACGTGAACCCACGATGGCGCAGTATCAGAGCCAAATTCCCAAATGAGTTGGTCAAAGTCTAAATTGTCCTTAATCCAATGAAATAAAACATCATTGCCTGCTTCGCACTTGAGGTCGGCTGCTTGGCCTTGAACGTGCTGCGATGTCTTTGCTCCCCCTACTTTGCTATTCACCGCAGGGCTGCGGTATGCACTCGTTACTTTCACCGCACCTAAGGCATCTCTTGTGGGTTGTAAGACCTTTTCTGCAAGCGCACGGAGGTTGGGTTCCAAGTGCTTGGGTAAAGCGTTAGGAAGCCCTGTTTTTGTAGCAGTCAGTTCTGCGAGGGTAAAGTTCTTGGTCACGTTTTTAATATCAAAAGTTGGACATTTTACACATTATGCTCATTTGAGTTTACACTTTGCACTTTTTGCATAGTGCATAATGTGCCTTTAATTGCACAATTTGTAGTCATAATGTACATTAAAACGTACATTAACAGGTAAAGCGCCACTCAATGCACGATAAAGGGTTCATCTATATTCTGCCAATTTGCGGAGTATAACTCGGACAATCTCCGAATTACTTTACAATTTTAGTCGCTTCTTTAGTTCTTCAATCCTGCGCAGCGACTCTTTTTTTTCAACCGCCTTCAAAAAAATTGTGATAATTACCACAAGAATAATTGAAATCCAAAATGGTGATAAGACCCAAACCCAAGACCAAGCAATGTGATTGGTTAATTTAAGAGCAATGAATACAATCGCAAGCAGAGAGGTGAATCCTATTTTCATAAAGCAAATATAGTTATCTGCCTTGACTCTTGTAGGGCTTGGAGTAGTTCTTACTCGCTTTGTTCGTGCTTGCACTCTTGGAATGCTTGCCTCGCTTCTTGCTCTTACTTACTCGTTGGCTTACCGCCTGTTGCTTCGCCATCTTTAGGGTCTTTTAGAAACATAAGTGCGAACGCACCCATCATAAACGCACTCACCTCCGTGAGCGTGGCCTTCTCGTAAAACACAAGCACAAAACAAAGGCCGATTATTATCAGCCCAAGTAGAGTAGTCTTCGGGTTACCGAAGATGCGCTCAATTAGCACCTTTGTCCTTCTTGTAGTCCCTTCGCCACTTCCAAAGAGTGTACGCAAGTGAGGTTACAAGTACGGCTAAACCCAACATTTGGTGGGCATAGCTTACGAGAAGTCCTGCTCCCGTTAAAGACCAAGACGTTAAAACGCTATCGGCTGACTCCTTTGTCATTTTCTTTTAGGGTGTTTTCGTATGCCGCAACCAAGACACGAACCTCATCTAATTGCATTAGTAGATTCGCCTCTTGCTGCTTTAATGCCTCAAGCCGTTGTTGTAGGTGTTCCACTTACTCGGCTACAACTTCTGCAACGGGTGCAGGAATCATTGCCCAAGCATCGTTGGCAAGGGTGCGGTAGTAGCCATCAACTCCCAATACCTCATCGGCAGCAGGGTCGTTAACTGCAAGCACGGTGCGCCAATAAGAGGAAGCGATTACGGCTCCGTCTTTGGTAACGTCTGTGGTTTTGCGGACTGCGATAGTTCCGTCAAGGCTGACGTTGAATTCGCTGATGTAGATTACTTCTTCAATCATTGTTTCTAATTATTAATTGTTTATACGCTGTAAGTAAAGGAAAAAATTATCGCGCTATTGTTTGCAAAGTCAGCATTTGTAATGGATGTACCAATACCTAATTCTGTAATCTCCTGTAATGAAATGTTGGTTGAATTAATTACGCCATTTGCTTGAAATTGATTTGCAAAAGTTATGGCTGAGAGCCACAAATTAACGGCAGAGTAATTTCCAAAATCATTTGGAATTGTAAATGGCAATCCCGTAATGCTTGCGTCACCCGTAGAACTTCCTTTGCTTGTTAGTTGAATATACCCATTTACCGTTACTTGCCTTCCTATCTTGGTATATTTTCCTGCATTAATTGAGGTAGTCACACCAACAGACGCACCACCAAACGAAACACCAACAGTAAAAGTGCCTTCTTCGTAGTCATCAAGGGCGTTGGCTGCTGCGGTGTCCCCGTTGAAGGTTAGGCCGTTTGCCGTTACTCGGGCAATTTCAACACTATTGCGTACAATTTGTAGGTCGTGAGCAGTGGTAGTTCCAACAATGCCAACAGTTGAATAAGAAATTACTGTATCAATGCTATTGCCCGAAACTTGCAAGGCTCCCGATTGTACGTGCAACTTTGAAGCAGGCGCACTCGTGCCGATGCCTACGTTGCCCGTAGATGTGATACGAGCTACTTCTGCTCCCGAAGTTTCAAAAGTAATTGTGTCAGCAGCAGGGAAGCGGATAGCGGTGTTGGTATCGCCTATGTGAACAATCTTGTCCGCGATAGATACGTCACCCGCTACCGCCAAAGTTCCTGCGATAGAAGCAGCAGTCGTTGACAAAGACAAGGTTGAGTCATTACCCAAACCATCGCTTAACGCCTTTAGCGTACCGCTAATCGGCCCGTTGTCCGTAACCTTAATAAGGCTATCGTATGTGTCTTGAGGGGTTGTCCCCGTAAGTGTTGTTCCCATATTTAATTATTATTTGGTTCTTGGCAATAAGAAGCATCGGGGTTAGCTACGCAGTATTCTGATTCGTATGCTGATTCCCATCCAGCGAAGATATGAACTCCGCAAGGGGCTGGCCATACGACATAAGACGCAAACGAAGTAACCAGAGGCTCCGCAGCCCATAGAATGTCAACTGCGTACTTTGGTGATGTTACCTCACAAACTTGGTTGCCTTCGGCATCGGTTTCCCATTGGGTGCAAAGATGCCCGAGTTCTACTACCGCAGTCACTTTGGTAGCATCCCAAGTTACCTCACCATCGGTGGTCTCAATCTTGGCTTTAGCCGTTGCCCACTGGGTAGGCGTGAACTCGTATTTTAAGAATTTCATAAGGCGGTAAGTTCAGCTAATTGGGCGTTGGTTAAACGGGTCGTGAATAGTAGGGCTTGGTTCATCCCGCTTACACTTGAATAACCAGCTACGTAATAAGTTCCAATATGTACGGCAGCCATAGCGCCAACGGTTCCGCTCGTATCGGTGCCTATTTGTACTCCATTCATATATGCGGCAAAATCATTTGCTTTATATGCAAACGCTATTTTTTTGCGACCTACTGCGCCTATTGTGCCAGTTATCAATGCTTGCAGTACGCCAGCGTTGTACAATTCAAATCGCAAAGCTCCAGCTGTCGTTATAAATATATATGCTTCACTGGAACCGCTTACAATCACAATAGGCATACTACCCGAAGTGTCTCGGTTTGCTTGATAGTTATAATCCACAAAAAGAACCCCCTCCGTCTGCCCAATCAAAGAGCTAATGCCCGTTTTTGAAGCAGCATCCGCAACCCTTGTAACTGAGGCCCCAAGCGTGGGGATGTACGAGGTGGCGTAGGAGGCTTGTTCAAGTTGTGCCCCATAGATTAGGATGCCATCTGTTCCGTTTCCAGTAGTTAAAGTGCTATCGGTTGGGATGTTGCGCACCGTTAAAGCCGTGTCGGTATTCGTTGTGAAAACCAAAGCGCAGCGATACCAACCATTCCCGTAATCCGATACCGAAGCGGAAGCGCCAGTAAAGGTTCCAGCCGATGCGGCAGCGGTAGAAATTGTACCATTAACAAGTGAAATTGTAACAATTGCGTGGTTGGCTGCACTTGTTCCTTGCGCAAAAATATTTATTCTATTTAGACCACTCTGTTTTGCAAATACTGAATAAGTGTACTGAATTGCACTCGCAGCCTTTGTGATTGCTTGAAGTGCATAGTTGCTAATACTTGAAAGCACCGCCCCACTATTTGCAATCAATTTGTCCGCATTTACATAACCATCGGGCGAAGCCGCAGCATTTGCCGTTACGGTTGCATTTAGCTTTGTCCAGGCCGCATTGTTAAAACTCTCTGAGAAAGTGACTAAGTTGGAACGCTGCGGCTCCAAGAGAAGTTTAGGGCAAGTGCTATTAAGGTAGTCCAAACGGGGTAAACCGCTCACTGGGCCAACGCTTACCGCTGCGGTGGTGGTGGCGATGTAGTCGGTAGTTACGCCAGTTTCCGCTTGAGCTCCCCAAATCAAAAGGCCATCGGTGCCGTTGCCCGTAAACGATTCACCACGCACTGCCGTTCCACTTGTAACTACGCCATAACGTAGAGTAAATGAACCGCTTGGTGCGGCTTTGGTTGCCTTACAACGATACCATCCGTTGCCTACTGACTCAATAGATGCAACGTAAGTATTGGTAGAACCTACCACGCCAGTCGTTAAGTTGAAATTTGCAAATTCAGTTGTTAGCGAATCAAAGATTTGCAAAAATGAATACTCTGCCGCCTTTGCAAAAATGCTTACTGATGTTTCGGATGCGCTTAAAGTTATTGTTTGAGCAACGCAGTGAAAACCAGCGATTGCGCTTGGTATCATTTTCTCTGCGGTCGTAGTTCCGTCTGGGGCTACCGCAGCATTTGCAGTTATTGTTACTTGACCATCGGTTGTTTTTGTCCAACTCGCATTATCAAAGGTTTGGCTCTGCAAAACAAGGTTAGTCCGCACCTTCTCAATTAGGCCGTCACTCTGCACTCGGGTGGCATCAGAGGCACGGCTGAAGGTTAAATCCCCAGTACCATCGGTAGGCTTGACAGAGTACACCTTTGCGTTCTTGTATCCCGAAGGAATCAGTACAAGACTTGCGTCATCGAAATAGCTCATAATCAGTTGTAGTTTAGCCTGTCTATTGCATCCACCAAGCAGGCAAATGCCTCTACCGTTCCACCATCTGCCACAACACGAGCAGAATACTTCTCAGCATAAGTAAAGGCATTATCAAAGCAAGCAGGCACACCATCACCCGTTAAGGTGCGTGTGTTGTAATCCTCATCGCCAAAGTAGGATGAGCAATATACTTCACCCCAGTTGATATTATTTGCCATTGTCTTTTAAATAACTCTTTAACTTGATGATATTGCTCTTCTTCGGCTCGTAGGTCTTTTTAGAGAACCCAGCTCGCAAAGTTCGCATCGGTGTCGGGGTAGACATCTGCATTGTTGTTTGAATTATATTGAGGGAATGACGCTTGGTTGTAGCTCATATATGTGATGAACCTGTCGGTGTAGTACTGCGCCAAGTCACGAGCCTTGCCTACCAAGTAGTCCACCTCTATCTTTTCTGCGGTGGTGCTATTCTCTGAGTTGTGCTTGAACACCCCACCGTTGCCGATGGTATAAGCAGCAAAAGGCAAGTACTCCACCATAGCCCAATGGATAAGCATCGGCTGCAAGTAGTCGTTGACCAACGCCAAGTAAGGGTTGGCAAGAGTTCCTGCAATGATGTCATCGCTTATCTTGTCATACAACTTTGTGCCAGTATAGTTTTGGATGTGTATCTCCTGTGCAATCTTGATGAACTGGATGAACTTGTCCGTGTCCACGTTACCGCCTATTGCGGTGTTGCGAACCAAGTCCTCTCTTTTAATAAATAATGCCGTTGCCATATCTTATCGTGGGTTTACAAATCCTTGATTGGGCATATCAACAGGTCGCTTTGCTACGTTTGTAGGATTGGTCTCAAGTATCACGCCCTCCTTCTTTGCCTTGTTTACACTCACCTCTGCGTTAGGGTTGCCTACATCGGGAGTTACGCCTTCGCCTTTTGCCAAGTACGTCTTACGCATCCAAAAGTGATGACACCTTGCACCGCCCTTGTATAACCATATTGAATAGGTTGCTGCTCCCTCTACACCGAAACCTGCGTTTACCGCTTGGCCTCCCATACGAAGCACATCCTCCTTGCGGTAGACCTTGCCAGATGCTACCATCTTCTTGCAGAACTCACGGCTATTGGTCTTTGTAGATTCGGGAGCATAAGCATAACGAACCTTGTACCTCTTGCCTTCTGCCGTTACCCCGTCTTGGTCGCTCTTGGCGTTAGGGAATGCGCTGCCTGTTGATGCGAATGCGTACTTGCTTAATGCCTGCTCCGCATCGTAGTCAACGGGTCTTTCATCTACAAGCTCCCACTCATCCATATTCACGACCTCGCCTACTTCTTCTAAAGCAGCAAACGCCTCCTCAAACATCTCATCGCTCGGCTCTTGGCTTGACAATTTAATGCCAGTCTCCTCCTCACGAGTCTCCATATCCATAGGCGTAACTACGTCTTCCGTAAACTCCAAAGGCTGAAGGGTTTTGAAGTACAAGTTGAGGCTGATGTCATTGTACGCAAGAATCATATCTATGCCGTCAATGATAATCTCCTGCTTGGGGCGAATAACAAGGTTATCCAAAAGCGTAGAAGCGGTCTTCAGTTCCTCTGCGTTGTTGCCAAGTCCTGAATTGTCCTTGATCCCTAAAAGCATAGGGCTTACGATACGATGCGAAACCATTATCTTCTGCGTGGCTTCAGCACTCAAGAATTGGTACTGCTCGGCAGCATCCGATAGCTGCACAGGGTCAACCGTTGCAGCAAGGTCTTTGTTATCGTTGAACGCAAGGATAAACTTGCCAGAGTTTGAGCTACCGCTAAACTTCGTTGCAATCTGCTGCTCAATGCTCCTGCGCTCTTCTTCACTCGGTACCCCGTTGTTGAAGTTAATAAGCATAGAAGGCGATAGGCCGTTCTGAATGTTGTTGATGTGGTAGTTGGCAATCTCCTCCTCAAGCTCTGCGTATGGAAGTCCACCTTGATAGTCTACTGGGGAGTAGTAGTAGAATCCTGCTCGGTATGGCTTGATGTACAATATCTCCAATCCCTCACGGCTTGTGCCAAATGCAGGGATGCGTACCGCAGTCTCTCTCCTGCCTTTTACGTCTTCCCAATCCTTTGCGTAGTAGTACGCCTCAATCTCGCCATCTTCGTTGCACCTTGCAGCTCTCAACGTCTCTACGGGTATGTGCTGCACCTCTACAATCATATTGTGGTCTTGGGAGTACACAACCTGAAAAGAGCATTGCCCCATCATCACATAGTCGGCTACGACCTTCTGCAAGCAGGCTTTCGTGAACAAGCCACGCATCGCTGCGTACTCGCTCGGCTTCTTGGCAGAGTCCGTTGCATCCAAGCCCTTACCAAAGGTCATATCCATCAAAGAGTTGAGGATGGCGTTATTGGTAGGTGAGCCGTTGTAGCGGTCAATTAGATAGCCGAAGTAGTCGTTGTTGTCTCCGTATTCAACGTAATCCTTTCCCTGCACCTCTTTAACGACAGGTGTGGTGTAGGAACTGAAGTTCACAACGTGGACTTTAGATGATGATGTACTCATTGTTGTAGCTTGTTTCTTCGGTGTAGACGTTTTCGTTCATCGTAAATTTCTCGTAGTCTGTTTGCGAAGTTACAAAGACCCTGTCCCGATATATTAGATTTCCCGATGCGAATACCTTCAACCCATAGAATCTATTGTTGACAAGTACGAACGTGCCTGTGAGGGTCATAAAACCATTCGCAGAGGCAGCAGTAACCGCAGGTGTTGCGGTGGTGTTTGTTGATTCATCAATCAGCGCAATCGTAACACTCGCAGGGAACTCACGCGGTATGATTACTATTGCTTGTGGCGAGGCTGATACTTGAAGGATATGCATCTTAAGTAAATAACCTTTTAATTCAGATTTGTTTGAAAATAGAAAAGGGGCTTACGCCCCTTCAACTATTTTACCTTGCGGTAGGTTACGAGTTTGAACCCACAACAATCGTGTCAGTTGCACCTGCAAGTCCTGCGAATGGATTGGCAGTAGTAGCACCTGCGATGAAGTTGGCAGGCATTGTCTCCTGTCCCTCCATTGTCAAAGTGTAACCAGATAGGTCACCCATTGCAGCACCAGTTACAATCGTTCCACCTGTTACTTCAGCACCGTTGTTCATACCCATAAGGAATGCGTTGCCGTTGTAGTCTTGTACGATAACGTAAGGGCGGCCATAAGCAAGCAACTTCAATTCTTTGTTGTCCTCCTTCGTAAGTTTGGTCAACGTCAAATTCAAAGTCTGCGTGAAGAAGGTTGTGCCATTATCACGGCTTGAGTTAAAGGTTTGCTCAAAAGAGCTATTGCCTTTTACCAAGTATTGGTAAGCAGAGAAAGTACCACTAATGTTGGTTACCTCATCGTTGGTGAGGGTAATAGTACCCAAGTCACCATAATCTACAAAGTACACGGCACGGATGCCACCTACTACGTCTTTACAGGGTACCGCCCTGCCTTTTGTTAAATCACAAGCCATTGTTTCTTTGTTTTATTAGAATTAAAAAAGAGGGCGAGGACATAGCCCAAGCCCCCTCTTGATTTACA